GTTTCTGACTATACAGGTGTTGCTGTATTGAGCAGAGGTGAAGATGGAAACATTTATGTAAGAGATGCAATCCAATTAAAGGTATCTCCATCTGAATTAGCAGAACGAATTTCAGCCTTGGTTGAAACTTATAATCCTGGTATTATATATGTAGAAACAAACCAGGGAGGCGATTTGTGGCAAGATGTTTTCAAACATATACCAGTCCGCTACAAATCAATTCGACAATCCGTATCAAAGCAAATCCGTGCAGGTAAAGCTTTGAACTTCTATCAGCAAGGTAAAGTAAGACACACACAACATTTCCCAGCTCTAGAAGAACAAATGTGGTCTTTCCCAAAGGTAAGCCACGATGACGTACTGGACGCAGTAGTGTCAGGAATACTATACTTCTTGGACAACACAACTCCAAAAGTATTTGCAAAACAATTAAACTACTTAAGGAGATAAAATGTCAGACATTAAATTAGCTTTAGACCAAATCGTGACTAAAAGAGATCGATATATGGTTGCAGAAGCATATTACGAAGGCGCAAACGATGAAGTATTTACTCATCAGCGCTGGTATAGATTATTTAGAAGCGAACAGACAAGATTTTCAGGAGTTACGCCATTTCGCTTTAACTTTAGCAAGACTGTAGTAGATGCAGTACACAATCGTCTTGAAATTGAGCAAGTTGAGACAACTAGCCCAGAAGGCGATGCTTACATCAACAAAATCTGGGATCAAACAGATTTAAAGCTTGATATTAACGAAATTCATAGAAATGCACTCGTTTATGGCGACTGCTACGCAATTGTTTGGCCAGATATGGACGGCAATCTAGCAATTGATTACAACTCACCTATGACAACTACACTTGTATACGATCAAGAGAATCCACGCATCAAGTCATTTGCAACTAAAATGTGGCAGATTACAGATGAAATTGGACGCAAAGTAATTAAGATCAACATGTATTACAAGGACAGAATTGAAAAGTATGAAGGTTTAGGCGAGATTGATAGCATCAATGGCGTTCCAAATCTTACTTTGGTCGAAACTGTAGTAAATCCTTGGAATGAAATTCCTGTTTTCCACTTCAGAACACATAAGCCATACGGAAGACCAGAACATGCTGATGCATTTGGTCCACAGGATGCAATTAACAAGTTAATTTCAACTCACATGTACACAGTAGACTATCAGGGTGCTCCACAGCGCTATGCATTGTCAAATGGTGGAACATCTAACGAGTTTGATGATTTCTCAGAAGATGATACAGCTAGAGAGAACATTGGAGCATTACAAAATGGTCCAGGACAACTCTGGTACTTACAAGGAGTCTCAGCAGTTGGACAATTCCCAGCAGCAGACCCATCAACATTTACAAATCCAGTTAATGAGTTTGTTTCTGACATGGCTGCAATTACATCAACTCCAGTTCATTATTTCTCAAGCACAACATACCTTCCATCAGGACAGGCTTTGCGTGTAGCAGAAGCGCCATTATTCAAGAAGGTTCTTAACCGCCAGCTTGCATTAGGCTCAACATGGAGAGATCTATTTAAGTTCATGCTTAAGATCGAAGGCATCGTTGCTGATGTTGATATTGACTGGAAGTCACCTGAGTCAATTGACTCTCTTGACCAATGGGATATCGCAGTTCGCAAGAAGTCAGTCGGAGTTCCTTTGGAGCAGATTCTTCTTGAGCTTGGATATGACCCACAGATTGCTAAATTAATCGCTGATGAAGCGCAACCACAACAGCAGGTAACATTACCAGGTGTTGGATTAAATACGAACAACCTAGCTTTGGAGCAAGTTGCTTCTGAGCAAAACGATACAGGAGAATAATAATGGAAGAACAGAATCAAGTAGAAGGTACATCTGACGAGATTCGTGATCCTAAAGCCGTCTTGGAAGCTTTAGAAAAAGCGAAGGCGGAGGCAAAGAAGTTTAGATTGGAAAAGGAAGCCTTGGAGGCACAGGTAAATGAATCAGTCTCCAAGATTTCCCAATTCCAGTCAAAGTTAATGATGGAACATGTAAATAAGCATCTTGCATCATTAGGTATTGCCCATGGAGAGAAATTAAATAAATATATCAAGATGGATGCATTATCTTTAACTGAAGATTTTGAGGTAGCTGGACTTAATGAGCAAATTGCCATATTAAAGACAGATTTCCCAGAATTGTTTGACCCTAAATTCATTGTAGCTGGTAAAGCTGACTCAGGAGTAAAGGCTTCATTAGAAGTTCCTCAAACTGCATCAGATTTACAAGCAAAGATGGTTTTAAAGAAATAAGAAGTAAGGTATAATTGTCTTATGCAGCTCCAAATGGACATTTGGGTTGCGATTAATATATTCGGACGATTATATGTTCAAAAACCCAAATTAACTAATTAAAAGGAGATTAACATGACCGCAGGTCGCACAGATCTCACAGAAGGAAATGGATATATTCCAGAGGAAAAGGGATCCGTTGCTATTCAAGCAACAATCGCTAACTCTGTTGTAGAAGCATTTGCTCGTCGTGAGAATATGTCATCTCGTACAAAAGGCGTTCCACGCTTTGTATCAGATGCACCAGTAATTGTTGCAGAAGGCGTAGACATTCCTAATTCAGATACAACTCTGGATGAGGTAGTTCTTACAGCTAAGAAGTATGCACAGATTTTCAACATTTCAGAGGAAGATGTTAACGATTCACTCGTTGACACACTCAACACATACAAGCGTGAATGGGCCTCACAGTGGGCTCGTAAGTATGACAATGCTTGCCTTGGCGTAACAGCTGAAGCAGACGGAGATGACGGACAGCCGTTCACATCTGTATACCGTGCATTAGCAACATACAACTCAGCTTCAAACATTATCAACACAGCAGGAGATCTAGAGTTTGCAGATATTTCTAACGCTCTTGGTCTTGCAGAAGAATCAAAGTACTTCGATGCAGCTAACACAGTTGTTATTGTTCACCCAAAGATGCTTAACCTAATCCGTCAGATGGAAACAACAGGTGGAAACCTTGTTCTTCCAGACCCACTAGGTGCTCGTCCAGGATCACTATTTGGATACCCACTAGTCGTATCATACGGTGCAGCTACTTCAGCAGCAGCTACAGCAGCTCCAACTGGAGACCCACTACTTATCGTAGGTAACCGTAACATGATGATCAATGGTGTTCGTAGCTCAATCGAATCTGCAATCTCTCGTGATGCAGATTTCTCAAAGGATGGCGTCTTGCTTAAGACTCGTGTTCGTCGTGGATTCGCAGTAGCGGCTCCTGAAGCGTTCGCAATGGTCCGCAAGACTGCATCATAAGGAGGGAATGACTAATGGCTTCTAAACTATACGGTAACTTCCTACTTAAGGCACTCAACAAGGAAGTAGATTTCGACTCAGATACAATCAAGGTTGCTCTACTTACTTCATCATACACACCTAACCAGGACACACATGATTACTTCAACGATGTTTCTACATACGAAGTAACAGGTACTGGCTACACAGCTGGTGGAATCACATTAGCATCAAAGACAGCAACATACGATTCAGGCACAAACGTAATCGTTCTTGACGCTGCAGATGTTACATGGTCTTCATCAACAATCACAGCTCGTTATGCAGTTGTATACGATTCAACAGGCACAGCAAGCACATCAGCTCTCATTGGATATGTAGACTTCGGTTCAGACCAGTCTTCAACCAATGGTAACTTCACAATCACATGGGATTCGACTGGTATAGTTCGAATCACTGTAGCGTAAGGTAATTACGCATGGATGCAAAGGTAGAGGTTGGCGCACTAATCGCAAGTTGCGAATTAGTCGTAGTCCAAATTACTGTAGAGTCTCTTTCTGGTGATTTTACTCCAGTAGTCTCCAACCTCTCCTTTGCTCCAATCATTTCTATAGGCGGACACAGCATTTCATCAATCAACCCAGAATTTAACCGAATTGGAGTACGGGCTGCGGCTTAACGCCAGCAGCCTATTTTTATGTCATTATTATCCGTAGCTCAAGGTGAGTCAAGTTATTTACTAGCATGTAATCTTGAAACCTCTTCAACAGAAAAAACAAACGCAGCTGGATTTACTGTATCATCATCAGCATTCGGAACAATAACACAAGAAGCTTCATCATTAAGTGGTAATTATTCCTACGTATTTGGCTCAACTGGAAATGTTTTACACCAATGGGGCGGATCAAAAACCTATCCAAATCAAATTATAGAAATTATATTTAAAAGATCATCTACTCCTGGATCTGAAGTTACTTTGATGCATTCACCTGGTGGCTCAATTTTCTCTGATCAATTTTCTTTACGTTTAACAACTGACGGTTACATTCGTTCTTTTGCAAGAAATGATTCTGGATCTACAGCAGGTACAATTGGATCTACTAATCTTTGTGATGGTAAATTTCACCATGTAGTATTTTCATACAACAATGCAACTGGACAAAATGCAAGAACATATGTAGATGGAGTATTGATTGGTTCAACTACTACTATTGGAAATGTGGGCGGTGGAGCACAAGTTTCTATTGGAGCAGCAATAAGCAATTCTGGAACATATTCAGCATACTCAGAAGCTACAATTGATTTTGCAGCATATTACAAGCCAGGAACAGCATTAACAACAACACAAATGGATACATTTGTTGCTAATCATATGGCAGCATTTGCAGATAGAATTACTACAGCGGATGTGTTAACAGCATCAGCACTTGCTGTAGATCCAGTAATATCAGCAGAAATAGTAATTATTGGCACACCTGCCACAGCATCTGCGGCATCTGGAGACCATTACAATAGCACCATAGATTCATTTACTCTTCTAGATGGTTATCTATCTACTTTGACTCTAGAACAATGGTATAAATTTGATGTAAAAAATAGTATTACAAATTATGGAACTGGTGGTAATACTGCATATCTTTATCCTGGAAGTTCTAAAAATGATATTACTGATGGAATTCAAGGCACTGGTGCTTTAAGAATTACTGGTGGAGCTGACAATGTTTATTCATTTGGTTCAGCAGCGGCAACAACAGAATTTACAGATGATGACTTCTCATTAGGCTTTTGGGTTAAGAAAACAACTGCAGAGTATGCAAATATATTTGTTGCTTATAATTCAGACTTTTCAGAATATTTACTTTTAGAATGGACAGATGCTGGATACATTAGCGTTAATGCTTTTTTAAATAATTCAGATCATGAAATTATAGCTTCAACAGATTACACTGATGGCAATTGGCACTATGTAGCAGTTCGCAAATCTGGAACAACAATGCAGCTTTGGGTAGACAATGTATCTAAGGGAACTGTAACTGTTAACCAATCAATGTCAGACTTTGTTGGTACTCAATTTGGTGGTGGAGCAGCTGGTCCTACAGAGCAGATGTACATATCTCAATTCTACATTGGAACATCAGCAAATATCACATCTACTGAAATTGCTAATATTTACGCATATGGATTACCAATTTTACAGGCTTCAGCAGCAATGCCAGATCCTGCATTCTCAAGAAATGACTCATTTAATAATTATGTAGAAGCTAAAACACCTAAATTCTACTTTAAGATGGATGAAGCAACAGGAGCTCCTTTAAATACTGGATCATCTGCCTTGTCTTTAACTCAGCAAGGAAGTAATGTTACTCAGAATATTTCCAGCCCAGTTTACAAATCCTATAACTTAACAAATAGAGACACACAATTTATTGGTAGTTGGACTGCAACATCAGGAACATTTAGTACAGACAATAAACAAACATTAGTTGTATACGCTAAGTTTGCATCTGCTGGAATTAATGGAGTAGCTGGAACTGCAGCATTTGGTTCTACATCAGGCACTGGTATGTTTTTGCAACAGCAAGCAAATGGAACAATGCGTTTAAGATCTTCAAACGGTGCAACAACCGAAGATGCAACATCAACTGTAAGCTATGCAGATAATGCTTATCACATGTTTGTTGGTGTTAAAGATGGATCAAACTTAATACTTTATGTAGATGGTGTACAAGCAGCAATAAATACATCTGCCACACATACATTTAGCGATTCTGGACAATTTACAATTGGTGGAGTTCCAAATACTGCTCCATCTGCTGCAACTAGAAATTTAACTATTGATGAAGTAGCTGTGTTTAATACAGCATTTAGTGCTCAAGAAGCATTTGATATTTATCAGTCAATAGATTGGGAAATGGATTGGACAGCAACAGCTTTAGCAGTTGATCCAGCAGTTGCTGGCGGATTTGGTCCAATAATTGAAGAAACAGCAATGCTTGCAGATGCTGAATTGCCAAACGTATTCCCATTCATACCTCCAATGACTAGCGATGCTTTGTTCTTAAATCCTAACTATGAGGCAACAAAGAATACAGATAATCTTGCTGATCCTATGACAGCAGATGCTCAAGGCGAAAATCCAGGATGGGATATTGGAGAAAACAACCAAGT